CCGCGTCACCAATTAACGCTGTTGTTAAGTATCAAGCACAACCAACTGATACTACTAGAGGTGACTTTGAACAGGGAAGTACTTCTCATCAAGATCCAGGAGCCAATCAAGGCAATATTGATATTCCGGAAATTAACGTAACAATGAACTCAGTTCCAATTGTTGCAAAAACCAGAAAATTGAAAGCAGTTTGGACTCCTGAGTTCGCTCAAGACTTGAATGCTTATCATTCAATTGATGCTGAGGCTGAATTAACTTCAATGTTATCTGAATACATTTCGCAAGAAATTGATTTAGAGATTCTTGATATGTTAATTGGAAGTGCTCAAACAACTGAGAGATGGTCAGCTAGAATTGGTTATGGATATAACCCAGCTACCACAGCGTTTGAAAATCAAGCTGGATCAGGTCAAGCGTATAATCAAGGAACATGGTTCCAAACATTAGGAACTAAGATTCAAAAAGTATCTAACAAGATACATCAGTTAACAATGAGAGGAGGAGCTAACTTCTTAGTATGTTCTCCAACCGTTGCAACTATCATTGAGTCTATTCCAGGATATGCAGCTGACACAGATGGTAATCAGATGAACTTCGCAATGGGCGTTCAGAAGATTGGCGGATTAAATAACAGATGGACTGTTTACAAGAATCCATATATGACTGAGAATACTATTCTTATGGGATATAGAGGAACTCAATTCTTAGAAACAGGCGCAGTATATGCTCCATATGTTCCGTTGATTATGACTCCACTTATTTACGATCCTACGAACTTCACCCCAAGAAAAGGTGTAATGACTAGGTACGCTAAGAAGATGGTACGTCCTGAATTTTACGGTAAAATATTTGTTGCGGATCTTAACAGGTTCTAATATAATTTTATTGGAAATTCAACACTAATCAAAATTAAGAGGGGTAATTTATTACTCCTCTTTTTTTATGCTTATATTTATTAATATAATACATTTAAAAAAACAAAAATAATTTTTAATGGGAAAAACTATAGGGTTCCAAAGACGAGTACCTAAAAACTCAACTAGAAAATTTAAACTTCAATTAAACCGAGAACAGAAAGAAGTAAAAAAATTAATTTTTGACAATGCAGTAACTGTAATAAAAGGGAACGCGGGATCAGGTAAAACATTAGTAGCATGTCAAACCGCACTAGATTCACTATTCAGTAAACAAATAGATTCAATAGTAATAACTAGACCAACAGTGTCTAAAGAAGAAATAGGATTCTTACCAGGAGATTTGCGAGAAAAAATGGACCCGTGGGTAAGTCCAATATATGCAAATATGTACAATTTAGTTGAAAAGCATGAAATTGATTTTATAATCGCTGAAGGTAAGATCGAAATTGTACCTGTATCTTTTATGCGAGGTAGAACATTTATTAATAGTATCGTAATCGTTGATGAGGCACAAAATATAACTCACGATCAAATGGAAATGATTTTATCTAGACTTGGTACTGGTAGTAAAATGATAATATGTGGAGATTTAAGACAAACTGATTTAAAAAATCCAGAAGATACAGGATTTGGTTTCTTAAATAGAATTAATGGGTCAGTACCTGAATTTAAAATATGTGAACTTAAGAAAAACCATAGACATCATATTGTAACTAAAATATTAAAAGCATACAGCGATTTAACTTAAATTAAGATATTTATATATAAAAGGATATCGTAAATGGCAAATATACCTATATGGCCAGGGAGTAGTTCATTCGGCGCAGTAACCGATCCTACCCCTTTTGGATTTTTTGACACAGATAATGAATTTACATCGTCTGCAGATAAAGCTGCGAATTGGTGCGCACGGAGATTAGGATATCCTATAACGGATGTAGAATTACAAGATATAAATTTTTACACATGTTTTGAAGAAGCTACTTCAGAATATGGAAATCAAGTTAATTCATTTAACATTAAAGATTATTTACTAGAATTAAGAGGGGCCCCTACGGGATCAAATCTAACTGGTAAAGAAATATCAAATAATTTAGGACAAGTAATAACGTTAGCTGAAGAATATGGAGTTGAAGCTGGAGTTGGTGGAAACGTAACTTGGCATACTGGATCAATTGCGGTCACAGAAAGTGTACAAAAATATAATTTAGATACATTATTTCGAGATATATATCAACCTAATAAACAAATCGAAATTAAAAAAATATTTTTTCAACAAACACCTGCCATAACAAGATATTTTGATCCATTCATCGGAACAGGTCTTGGCTCGCAGGGTATGTTAGATAATTTTGGTTGGGGAGCGTATTCACCAGCAATATCATTTATATTACAACCAATGTATTCTGATTTATTAAGAATGCAAGCAATTGAATTTAACGACACTTTTCGGAAGAGTACATATTCGTTTACTTTAATTAATAATCAATTAAAAATATTTCCTATACCTACAAGCGATTATAATTTATACTTTGAATATATTATAAAATCTGATAGATCGAATCCAATTAAAGCTACTAATACAACATCTACGGATGGAGTAATAACAGACTTTAGTAATGTACCTTACAATAAAATAGAGTTTGTCAAGATAAATGACGTCGGCCGTCAGTGGATATTTAAATACACACTAGCATTAACAAAAGAAATGCTAGGTAACGTAAGAAGTAAATATTCATCAATCCCCATTCCTAATGCAGAGATAACATTAAATGGAGCAGATTTACTTTCACAGGCTTCCGAAGAAAAAACTGCTTTAATAGAAGAACTACGAGAACATTTAGATTCTATGAGTAAAAGAAATTTACTAGAACGTAAAAAAGAAGAATCTGAATTTTTACAAGAACAATTAAATAAATCGCCACTAAATATATACATAGGGTAAGTAGATATGGCATTATTCGGATCAGCACGAGACGCTAGCTTATTTAGACATCTAAATAAAGAACTCATTAATGATATAGTGAGCGTCGAAGTCGTATTCTTTAAACTTTCACTTCAAGATACCAATGAAAATATTTACGGAGAAAGTGACAAGAAGGTTTATTACAACCCAATGAAAATATTCTGTTTGGTTGAAAGAGATGATCAGGCGTTCGAAGGTGATGATTTTGGAATGGATTACAACCAAACAGCCGTATTTAGCTTTTTAAGAGATACTATGCAAGATACGAGCGTCTATCCAGAAGTCGGTGACATAGTCGAGTGGGATTTAGATTATTACGAAATAGATAGTATAGTTGAAAATAATTACGTAGCAGGTAAGAATCCAGATACTGATTTTAATCGAGGAACTCATGGATACAATGTAGCGTTTGTATGTTCAAGCCACTTAACAAGAAAAAGTAGAATTAATACATTAGATATAAGATCAGGTATTACAAAAACTATTCAAATAGATAAAGGTATATAATGGCAAAAGCACCTAAAAAAAGAAGAAGAGAAAGTTCGTTTAGTGATGTAGATGAATTTGGATACGTAACAGTTGGTGGCGCCGACCATTCTATAAATAAAACAGTTGATAAATCTCAAGGTATAAATAGAGCGGAACAAGTAAGACGAGATGATGATACTATTAAAAGTTTCGAAATCACTTTACAGACAATCGACACTGCTTTTTTAAAATTTATTGAAGATACTATTAAACCACGCGTAGAAGAAAATGGAGAAAAGATATCTGTACCTGTAATGTATGCATCTCCTGAGAAATGGTCGTCAATACAGTCACATGGTTATCTTAGAGACTCAAAAGGAAAAATTTTAATACCATTAATTACATTTAGACGAACTGATATATCTGATAGAGATAGTTTAGCTCATAATAAAGTAATGTTCGGTCCAGACAATAAAGTCCAGTTTGAAAAAGTATACAGTAAACAAAATAGATACGATAAATTTTCAGTCTTGCAAGGTAGAAAACCTGTTAAAGAAAGATACGAAATAAATTTGCCAGATTATATTGATGTTACTTATGAAATGACTTGTTGGGCTGAGTATACATCTCAAGTTAATAAGTTAGTTGAAGATATGGTCTTTTGGAGTGGCAGAGCTTGGGGAGATACATATAAATTCATAACAAAAGCAAATAGTTACAGTTTTGAGACGTCAAATGTATCTGGCGAAGATAGAGTCAATAGAGCATCTATAGGATTTACAGTTCAGGCTCATTTAATCCCAAAAGATTACGGTACTCAAAACAATATGAAAAAATCAAATACAAGAGCTCAGTTAGTTATAAAAGAAAGAGCACTCTCAGATATAAACAAAATACCGAGTAGTTAACCGATATTGGTTTTTTTAAATTATTCAAACATATTTATTTAATAATTAATCATTAAAAAAGTACCATGGTAAAAAGCAAAAAATTAGAAAAATCTGAATTAGAAAATTTAACTAATCTTCGAGATCAATACGGACAAGTAACATCTCAGTTCGGTCAGTTAAAAGTAGAGAAGATGTTGTTAAAACAGCAACTAGAAAATTTAGAAAAAATAGAATTCGACTTAGAACAAAAATATACAGAACTACAAAAGGAAGAATCTGGATTAGTCGAGTCTCTTAATAAGAAATACGGCCGGGGCCAATTGAATTTAGAAACAGGTGAATTGACACCTGCAGATTTGGCAGAACCCGAGCTTGTAAGCTAAAATAAAATATCAACGTATTATATATTATTATATTAGTGTTTACAAAAAAGATCGATATTTATATAAGTAATGTTATATAGTCATAAAAATCGCATAATTAAGGAGTAAATAATGGCAGAAAAAATAGTAAGTCCTGGTGTATTCACCACTGAAAACGACTTATCCTTCCTCCCAACCGGAATAAGTGAAATAGGAGCAGCAATAATTGGACCAACCGTTAAAGGTCCTGCTTTCGTTCCAACGATAGTAGAATCATATGGTGAGTTCGTTCAGAAGTTCGGACCGTCAGATCCAAAAACATATGTACCTTATACCGTACGGGAATATTTAGCTAGCTCAGGTCGAGTTACCATAGTTAGAGTATTAGGACAGAGTGGTTACAGTTTAGATTACGGACCAATATGCATACAGCTATCAGGTTCAGCATCAGTAGTAGCTTCTGGATCAGTTCAAGCTACTGGATCAGCTAATATTGCTGACGGGGATTATTTTTACGTGACTGGATCAGGAGGAACAAAATATACATTTAGATGTATGGACACGCCACTACCAGCAGATGCATCACCAATATTTTATTTTGTTAGTGCTAGCGCAGTAGGAGCAGGAGCAGCACTCACAACATTTAAATCTATGTCAGCTGCAATTAATGATGCTGCTATTGGTGTTACTACAACTGTACCATCAGTAGGATCAACATTACAAGTTACAGCATCGGACGGAGGTACCGCAGGTAACAGTCTTGGATTTAATGTAGGTGGCCATGCTAATCAAGTTACTTTAGAAGGTGGCACAGACGCAGCTGGAGGTGAGATTGTTAACATACTTCATCCAACATACGTAATCACATCAGGTAATGACGTAGATTTATTCGGTCATTCAACTCGTCAAAGCTCAACTATATCTAACGGAGCAGGAACAGGAGCGTTTACTTTAACAATAACAGGGTCATACGCCGTAGATTCAACAGACGCCTTCACAGGTAACGCAAATCCAGTTAATGGAACAACATTTTCATGTTCAGTTGATCCTAACGGTAATACTTACCTAGGTAATGTGTTTGGATATAATGCAGATGGAACTCAAGCTGTTTACAATTACATGTATTTTAAAAATGCAGCAAGTAGATCTTTATCAACAGACTCATCAGCTGAATCTGTTATTAATATTGTTGCAAGCGCATGGGATTTTGGAAGTACATACTCAACTGCAAACACACCGTGGGTTACTTCTCAAAAAATTAATGGAACTTCTAAATATAATTTATTTAGAGCGCATACGATGGCACACGGAACATCTACGAACTTCGAAACTAAAATAGGTATATCAAATGTTAAGCCTGCAGGAAGCGTAGCTGGTATTGATTATGGAACATTTACATTAGTAGTTCGAGCAGTTGATCAAGAGTTCTTTATAGGTTCAGGTGGCTCGCCATATAAACACTGGGATTCTGATACTAAACCAAATGTATTAGAAACATTTAATAACTTAACATTAGATCCAGATTCTGCTAATTACATTAAAAGAAGAATAGGCGATCAATATTTAACAGTAGACAGTGAAGGAAAAGTAACAGTTAACGGTGACTATCCAAACAAATCATCTTACATTAGAATTGAAGTTGATACAGCTGTTGATAACAAAGCAACTTCAGCTAATTTGGTACCGTTTGGTTTTAGATCATTATGGGAACCAATTCCATCAGCGATAGGAACAAGAATTCCATCAGCGTCAATGATAGTTGAACAAAAAATAAATGATGTTTACAACAAGAAAAAGTATTTTGGTTTCGATTATGATTTTACAAACACAGATAATCATAATTATTTAAAACCATTACCTAATGTTTCTTACTCAACCGGATCGAATAAAGATTTTTATTTAGGCGACTACAGTCAGGATAGCTCAGCTAATTATCCAAACGCGACATCACCTTACTCTAGTACAATTAATTTGACAACAACACAAACGTCAGCTAACACTAGGAAGTTTATGATGCCATTCCAAGGTGGGTACGATGGTCAGAAGCCACATCTTCAAAAAAGAACCGGTACCTACATAACTACAACAAACACTCAAGGATTTGATTGTTCAGCTGTAAGTACGGCCGGAACGACAGATTACTTTAAAGCAATCAACGCAGTAAGCAACCCAGATGAGTATGATATCAATATGATAGTAACTCCAGGTATACTTTATCAATATCATCCATCAGTAAATATAAAAGCAAAAGATGTATGTGAAGATCGTGGAGATGCATTTTATGTAATGGATAATAATATATTAACCGCAAACATAGCTACAACAACAGATAATATAAGCGCATTAGATTCAAATTACACTGCGACATATTATCCATGGGTTAAGATAATGGATACTGATTTAAATAAACCAATGTGGGTACCACCATCAGTAGTACTTCCAGGAGTAATTGCTTACACGGATAGAGTAAGTCATGAATGGTTTGCACCTGCAGGATTAAATAGAGGCGGTCTAACATCAGTTATTTCAACTTACACAAAATTAACTCATGACGAGCGAGATGATTTATATGAAGGTAGAGTTAATCCAATAGCAAGCTTCCCAGGGCAAGGAGTTGTTGTATGGGGGCAGAAAACGCTTCAAGGTAAAGCTAGCGCACTCGATAGAATTAACGTTAGAAGGTTATTAATAGCAGTTAAGAAATTTATAGCAAGTTCTTCAAGGTATTTAGTATTTGAACAAAATACAACTGCAACTAGAAATAGATTTTTAAATATTGTTAATCCTTATCTAGAATCAATTCAACAACGTCAAGGTTTATATTCTTTCAAAGTTGTAATGGATGAATCAAATAACACACCAGATGTTATAGATAGAAACATTTTAAAAGGTGATATCTATTTACAACCAACTAAGACGGCTGAATTTATAGTATTGGATTTCAATGTATTACCAACTGGAGCAGCCTTTCCAGAATAGTAAGCGGAGAATTTTAAAAAACTAATATTTATATATAATAAAGGGAAATGAATAAATGGCACAGTTAATTGATCCAAACGAAATAATGTTTACAGCATTTGAACCTAAAGTTCAAAATAGGTTCATTATGTATATAGAAGGGGTACCAGCTTATCTTATAAAAGCTGCAGCAAGACCAAACATATCTTTTGACCCAATCACTATGGAGCATATTAATGTGAAACGAAAGTTAAAAGGTAAAGGCGAATGGCAAGATTTATCAGTCACACTTTACGATCCTGTAGTTCCATCAGCAGCACAAGCAGTAATGGAATGGGTTAGACTTTCACATGAGAGTGTAACTGGTAGAGATGGTTACTCGGATTTTTACAAGAAAGATGTTACTATTAACATGTTAGGTCCAGTAGGCGATGTAGTCGAAGAATGGACATTGAAAGGAGCATTTATTACCTCAGCTGACTTCGGTGGAGTTGATTGGGGAACAGGTGATCCAGTTGAGATTGCATTAACATTATCTTACGATTACGCTATACTTCAATTCTAATATAACATTACCACATAACATTATCAAGAAATAAAGTCTTTAATCACTTAAAGGCTTTTTTTTATACACATACACATATTTATATATAAAGAAGTTACATTTCATTTAAAATTTAAGTTATGGCTCAAACGGACAGTGCATTAGCAGAACAATTAAGACAAGAACATAAAGAAACAGACGTTAAAAAAACAAATTTCCCGACAGAGGTTGTTGAATTACCAAGTAAAGGGTTATTATATCCAGAAGACCATCCGCTATCTAGTGGTACTATCGAAATGAAGTACATGACTGCTAGAGAAGAAGATATTTTAACTTCAGCCAATCTAATTAAACAAGGAGTTGTATTAGATAAATTATTACAATCATTAATTGTTACTCCTGTTAACTACAATGATATATTAAATGGTGATAAGAATGCAATAATGGTTGCTGGAAGAGTATTAGGTTACGGTAAAGATTATCAAGCAACAGTAACTTGTCCTGATTGTGGTCATAAAAATGAGACTGTTATAGATTTAACAGAAATTACTAATAAGCCTATAGATGATACTGCAATTACAAAAGGTCATAATGAGTTTGAATTCGTATTACCTACAAGCAAAAGAAAAATTAAGTTCAAAGTATTGACTCATGGTGATGAAAAACAGATCACTTCAGACATCAAAGTATCTAAAAAATTAAATAAGTCTGCAGGAGTCGATCCGACGCTCACAACTCGACTAATTAATATAATAACATCTGTTGATGGTGAGACTGATAAGAAAATAATTAAAGATTTTGTTAATAATGAACTCTTTGCAGTCGATTCCAGAGCTTTACGAAAACATATATCAAACGTATCTCCAGATATTGATTTAACTTTTCATTTTGAATGTGAAGAGTGTGGTCATATCAATGATGAGACTACAGTTCCGATGGGGGTCGGGTTTTTTTGGCCTAGGACCTGATGCCAGGTCCGTTATACATGATCAAATCTTTGATCTAATATACTATGGTAACGGGGGGTTTACTTGGTATGATGTCTACCACATGCCTACCTGGTTAAGAAAGTACTACATTAAGAAAATAAACACGGCAGTCAAAAAACAAAACGCCGAAATTAAAAAAGCTCAAGGTAAAACATCATCCCGCAAATCACCATTTACTGGATTTCCTAAAAAGTAATAATCCAGATTCTATATATTTATATTTATAATAAAGACTAGGGATTCCAATGGCAAAGAAAAAATTAAGCGAATCGCAAAAACATAAGTTGCGAGAAGGCCTTTTTGATAACATATGGAAAATGATATCTAAAGGATTAGGAAAAAAAGTATTAAATAAATTTAAAGATAATCCTGATCTAACAAAAGCGATTAAAAGCGTTGATCAAAAACAACTAGAGTTAGACGCAGCAAAAGAAGTTTTAAAACATTACTCGGATGAATATGCTCGAGTTTTGGCAAAATGGGATTAATAAAGATTAATGGCCGACGAAAACGAAAAAAGAAAACAAAGAAAGGAAATAGAACGCCAGCTTAAGCGAGAAGCCGACGCACGCAATGAATCTGCAAAAAGTTTAGAAAGACAACTGCAATTAGAAAACAGTCTTACAGAAAGATTGCAGAAACGTCTTGCTATGTCAGAAAAAAATAACGTATTGATGAAAAACATCGAAGAACCGATGAAAGCAATCACCGATACACTTTCCCAACAAGAAGATATTGAAAAGGCTTTAGAGGAAATTAGCGAACAGCGCGTTAAGATGCAAGTGAATGGCCAACATTTAAATGAAAATGAAATAAAAATATTAAACGAACAGTTACAGATAGCTGAAGAAATATTATCAGCTAGGCGCGCGGAAGATATAGCTCTTGATTCGGTCAATGAAAAACAAAAAGAAATAGCTGACGCGGCTAAATCAGAGTTAGATAGCTTAGTTTCGGAATACGAAGGAGTCTTAAATAACATCCCTGGAGGTGGATTATTAGGTGCAATGGTGGGTGGTGGTATCGCAGCCGCAGGTATCGGATTAGCTATTGCATCAATCATGGCTTTCAGTGAAGAAAATAAAAAGATACGTGAAGATTTAGGAGTAAGCGCAACTCACGCAGCAAAAATGAATAAGCATGCTCGAGAGCTTGCAATGAATATGGAAAACATTGCTGGTAACGTTGAAGATGTTAGAGAAGCTCAAGCAGCAATAGCTAATACATTCATGACAACGGCTAGAGCTAGCGATAAGATGTTAACCGACA